TATGAATCAATCTAAATGCTATCTATACTCTTTTAACGAGGAAGATTGTGCTGCTGATAAGTGGGACTATGGCCTTTTAAAAGAAATCTTTGATAAACATAAAGTAGAGCAAGTAAAAGTGTTATCTATTCCTACTGTTGATCGTGGCTTTGTTGTAATTCCTGGACCTCAAAACCTTGGACATGAAGAACATATCAATGATCAGCTAAAAAATATATCTAGACTTGTTTTGTTTATCACTGGGGATGAAGAGGGTAAGTTTGATATAGCTAAGATTGATCATCCTAATGCTGAAATATGGATTCAATACCCTCACAAAAAACACAAAAAATATAATAAACTTCCTGTAGGTGTTCCACAACATTTAAAAAAGTTAGCTCCAGAATATCCTTCTAAAAGCAATAATTTATATTTTGGTGGTCAAATAACTCATTCAAGAAGAAGACAGCTAGCCAAGGTCATGCCTACCCTACCCAATGCCCTTTTTAAGCCCACAGCAGGCTTTGCACAGGGAGATAAGCCTGTAGACTACTACAAGACCCTAGCCACAGCAAAGATTGTTCCTGCACCCTCTGGTGCGGTTGTTATTGATTCTTTTAGATTTTTTGAAGCACTAGAAATGTTATGCTTACCAATTGCTGATAACGTAGATCCTGATGGTAATCATATAGATTTTTATAAAGATATTTTTGGATCTAAAATACCTATACCTCATGTTACCAATTGGGCAGAACTGGTTGACCTGGTTCCAAAACTACTAAATAGATACCCACAAAATATGCATATGGCTGTTTCTTGGTGGATAAAATACAAAAGAGATTTAGGTATAAAAATAATGGAGCAGGTAAATGAACAAAGATAATGTAACAATAGTTGTGGCTACTTCTGTTTTACCAAGCCATCCTAATACAGATATTATAGACGAAACCATTGCTTCTATTAGGGTCCACTTTCCAGATAATGAAATTATTATGCAAATAGATGGACTAAGACAAGAACAAAGGAATAGAAAAAAAGATTACGATGAGTACAAAAATCGCATATTGTGGAAGTGTTTACATGAATATAACAATGTAATACCATTTATATTTAAAAAACATAGCCACCAAACAGATATGATGCGTCAAACTATAAACGAAATTAATACTCCATTAATGTTATATGTTGAAGGAGATGCACCACTAACGCCTGACGTAGAAATTGACTGGTCAAAGTGTCTTGACATGTTTGAATATGAAAAAGCAAATACAATACGTTTTCATTTTGAGTCTTTTATACCAGAGGCACATGAACATTTAATGTTTGGTCTTGAGGATGGATTTATGAAAACAGTCCAGTGGAGCCAGAGACCACACCTTAGCAGAGTGTCATATTATAGAGATATCATCTTACCTTTTTCTCATGAAAAAACTTTTATCGAAGATAGGTTTCACGGAAAAGTCCAAGATGATTGTTTACCCTATGATAGCTTTAGTCAAGAAGGTTGGGACACTCATAAACTTTGGATATATCATCCAGAAGGACACATAAAGCGTTCTTATCATCTTGATGGTCGTGAAGGAACTAGGAAGTTTACATCTGATGATTACACCTGGGGGTATAAAAAATGAGATTAGGCATTATTGCAAGATCAGATAACACTGGTTTAGGTAATCAAACAATGGAACTTGTTAAGATGCTTAATCCTGATAAGATACTTTTAATTAATTCTCATTTTTTTAACAATAATGAGCAGCATCCAGAATGGTATAAGGGATATGATGTTCTTCAAACTGCAAAAGGTATGCCACATACAAGAGAAATCTTAGCATTTCTTAATGGCTTGGATGTGGTTATAAGTTGTGAAACATTTTATCATTTAGAGTTAGTTGATCTTGCTAAAAAACAAGGAATAAAAACTATACTTCAGTATAACTATGAGTTATTTGGACACTTAGTTAATCCAGAGTGGACTCTCCCAGATGTTCTACTTGCACCAAGCATATGGAATTTAGACGTAGTTGTAGATAAGTTTGGTAAGAAATCAAAGGTTATGCACTTACCACCACCAACCGATCATTCATTATTTAATGAAGTAAAAGATATAAACCTTTCAAAAGATCATAAAAGAATACTTCATATTGGTGGCAAAAAAGCAGCAAAAGATAGAAATGGCACCGACAGTATTTTTGAAATGATTAAATATTCTAAGGAAGATTATGAGATAGTTATTAAATCTCAAACCAAGTTTGACTCTCTGTGTAAAGATCCAAGAGTAAAGATTGAGATAGGCAACCCAGATAACAGACAAGACATGTATAAAGGTTTTGATGCTATGGTTCTTCCTAGAAGATATGCTGGACTTTGCTTACCTATGAATGAAGCTTTGATGAGCGGTATGCCAGTATTTATGACAAACATATCACCAAACAATGCAATATTGCCACCAGAATGGTTAGCAGAATCAACAAAGATAGACAGGTTTAGAACTAAGTCTCTTGTTGATGTTTATTCTGTAAACCCTAAAAGATTGGCTCAAATAATTGATAACTATGTTAGTAATAGTAACAAAGATCAAATAAAAAATCAAGCTTACAATATAGGTTTACAAAACTTTTCTGTTGAAAATTTAAAACAAAAATATCTAGATATCATTAATGAATAAAAAGAAAAACCAGCCTATCTCTAGACTGGTTTCTCAATAAAGGATTAACTACTTTTTTGTAGTAGCCTTCTTAGCAACAGCCTTCTTCTTAGCTGGAGCCTTAGCAGACTTAAGAGCTTTCTCTACTTCCTTGGCATCTGGCAATACACCAAAAGCCTTGTCTTTAGGATTAATTGCTCTAATAGCTACTGGAGCAAGTGCTGCAACAAGTGCTGTCCACAAATCCTTTGGATCTGTTACTCCCGCCATATAAAGTGCGATACCTGATGCAAGGACTGATCGTCCATATGATGCAAGCAGTGCTTTTAGTTGTTCTGTATTCATTTTATTCCTCCTAGGATATATTTATTTCTGTTCTTCCTCTTCAGGAAGCAACTTTTTTAGTTTATCATACTCTTCAACTATTTTCTTTAATGAGTAGTAGTTGGGAGACATTGATATTAAATCTCCATGCTCTTTAAAATAGCTGATCTCTGGCTCAATAGATGACACAAAACTATTAAGTCCAGCCTGTACCTCTTCGATGTAGCTGTATGCTAGCTCTCTTGAGTCAGACAAAAACTTTACAAAGTTTTGATTATGAATGTCTTGATTAGTAATTTTATTATCAATTTCACTATCAATAAACTTTTTTAATGTAAGGTTGTCTATGTATAACACAGATATTTCTTTTGCAAGCTTTGATGATTTCCTAGCCATAAAGCTGTAGGCTATCAAAAATAATAGTGAAGTTGTTCCTAATGAAACCATTACTATTTCTTTTATCATTTTATAGCCTCCCTAGTAACTAGCACGATTGCACCTTCCATCTCCAAAGCTTTTTTTAAATTAACCACGTACTGTAAAGCTTGTATTTTTTCGTCATGATTCATACGAATAAAATTAAACTCATCTAATTTTATCGTAAGGAAATGGTCATTGTCAATAACCGTAACAGAAAAACCTTTTGGAGCTTGTACAGAATGAAACGCTCTACGCATTGAGTCAGTATACATATTAGTCCTTAACTACTGGATCTAGTCTATTCCAGTGCCCTTTAGGACTACCCTGAAATATTTGTCCAGTCTCTCTGTCTATAAGTAACCATTTTGTTGGAGACTTAGTTTTTACAGTAAGAGTAATAGATTTATCTAATGTATCAAATAGATACATTTCTCTTAATCCATTGTCAGCTTTTTCCACGTATTAGCCCAATCTTCTTTATTCTTATGATTATTAAACTCTCTAGAGATTTCTCCAGATTCAATATATACTCCACCCCAGACTCCCCACTCTTTGCCAGATACACCTACAGCAAAACACTGTTTTGCAACTGGACAAGAAACACATAAAGAGTCTATCATCTTTCTTGAATCACTATTATCTTCATACTTTTCAAAAAAGATATTAGTCTCAAGTCCTAGGCATAAAGCATCATCTTTCCATGTGTGCTGCTTCATGCTTACTCCTTATACTTATTGGGGATATCCCAGCCTTCTCTGCTTAGCTTAAAGATTTTTTGGGTATACCACTGACCATTAACTCTTACGCCATTAACAGAGGTTCTGCCCATGTCTGTTTTGTTTCTTTCTGCAACATCCCAGCCTACCCATACGAGTGACTTGTTTGATGATACAATTTTGTCCATTACTTTTAAATCTTTTACTATCATTTTATCCCCCATTAAAAACGAAAAAGACCGACTTCTACGTTATTTTTTTCAGCAAGGTCTACGAGTTTAGATCCAGGCTCTTTTGGCTTACTCAAAAATGCAACATAATCAATTTGATTAATGTTTTGTTCAAGCCAAGCATTTGCAACTTTATAGAACTTAATCTTACGACCTCTTGCTTTCATTCCACGCTCAGATAAATTTGAGAACTCTGAAACAAAAGAATTTACACGAGCAGGGCCAGCAGAATATATTACGAACTCTTTGTCCGCATCTTTCATATTGCACATAGCAACACCCATAGCACGAATAAAGACGCTATAATCGTCAAAATCCTTCGTTCCCTGAACTGCTACGATCATTTTCTACTTCCCCATCCTTTAAGCTATCCAATATGAATAGCATCTTTTCCATATCTGATCTAGACATGTCTTCTATATTTACAGGTTTTGCACTTTCAGGATTAACCTCATTGTCAAAAGCATCTGCAACATAAAAAGCATTATCTAAAACCCAATATGCTTTATTTTCTACAACAAGAACCTTAAGCATATTTTTTTCTACTCTTTTTTGTAATTGAGAAAGAGGTTTTTCTTTTTCTATTACGTTTAAAGAAAAAAAATACATTAACATTTTATGCATATCGCTTTGACGATATAATAAAGATGAATGTTTTTTATTATTTAATTTCTTTATTATTATAAGTATAGCCCAAGAAACAACTAGTGTCAAGCCCGAAGCTATGATGTATTGCATAGTTACATCTTTCTCAAACTAAAAGCACTTCCTACCCAAGCTTCATCTGCTTTCTTTTTTTCACGCTCAACAATTGCACGTGACCAAGAAAATCCTGCATCGCCACCCCATGCATCCCACATGATACGACCATTAGATGGAAATTCTGGACCATCATAAAAACCTTTACCCTTTTTATCTACTTCATGACGAGAAAAGAAAGAGAACATTCTCTTAACAGTATCAAGAGACATAGCAGAACCATTTACAATATCTGTAGCTCTTCCCCAGCCTACTGGAGTACCAGCACCAGTTGCTTTTCCATCTTCTTTCCACTTCAGAGCACGACGTGCTGCTGCTTTCATACCAGATGTAGGTGTATATGTATCAGCCATTATTTTCTAAATCCCTTCGGATCAAATGCCCCATCCCACACACTCTTTGTAGTTTCTGGTTGATCAGACTTATAAGTTCCACCACGACGCTTATACTCTTGTACTACCCATGCGTTTGCTACAGCAGATGGATAAACATCAAACTTATCTTTTGCTGCTTGTACAACTCTTGCATATAGTTTTGGATTTGATGGAGTGCTTCCGCCTCTACGTGGCTTGATCATTGCTCCATAATTAGGTTTTTTTGCTTTACCCATATAGTTATCATATTCATCCATGCTTGGACCCTCTTCCTTATCTTCTTCCATTGAATGTGTTTCCATATCAATTACTTCTGCATCTTTGTACATCATGCCAATACTGTATGCTGTTTCTTCCCAGCCATCATCTTCTTCTTCATATATTCTTACCGCCATTGCTGGATTTTCTGGTGGCATTGATTCAAGTGCATACTCTGATCCAGGTGTACCAAGTGTTCCACCTTCTGTCATAATGTGCTCTACTATGCCATGAACCATACCTTCTTTGGTCATACCCATAACAAAGTCGCCTTCTCGTACAACATGCATAGACTTTCCTATATTTCCTTCGCTACGATTAATAGCATAAATTTGACCAGCAGCCTCTGCCCTAGTTTTATGGCATCCCATGACTTCCCCATCATCTTTTACGGCAGGGTATCCTGAGCATCCGTACGAACCTTTTGCTCCAACTTTATATGGCACAATAACCTCCTAGTTATACATTCATTATATCAGAATTTAACCTAGTGTATTTTAGCAATCTTCAGAGGTACTAAGAGGAACTTCGTCAGCACTTTGCCATGAGTTGCCGTAGAGCGTATGTCTCCAGCTTCCAGAGGTGATCTTAGTCACTCTGTGGGTAAAGTCTTCTGTGACTGGCACAGCTACTAAAGTTCCAGCTTTTGGCTTAATCTTATATGGTTTATGCATAAATTCCAATATACCGCCTTCAAAATCGTCATTTAAATAAATAAAAAAAGAAAGAATTGGTTGTGTAATTGGACTATTATCATCCCACTCACTGTGCCAATCCATTGCATAGTCAATGGGAATTTCAAAATTATTATCTGGATGAAGATCTGATTTTATATTTTTAAGTATTTCTTCGTCTGTCATATACTTAAATGTTTGTAGTGTGCAGTGTGGACTGTAAACTGGTGGAACAACTTTTGCTATTCTTTCATGTATTCCATTTGGATCAGTAAATATTGAATGATTTATTAGTTCATCTTCTGGTGTTGGTAATCTTGAATTACCTTCAGAGTCTAAATCTACTTTAGATCCTAAAAATTTATTTACAATATTTTTGTATGGTGACCTCATAGTGGTATACCAACCAGTTGTATCATCTATGTATGGCTTAAGATAGTCAAGTTCTTCTTGCGTTAAGAAGTTATCTATATACCAAAGATCTCCTTCAATTATTGTTTTTTGTATGTTCATATCTAATCAATTCCTCAAGCTGTTCTCTTGTCTGTGCTCCTGTAACCCTATGCTTTTCTGTACCATATGTAATAACAACAAATGTTGGTATAGAGCTAACATTCCACATTCTAGCCATCTCCATCTCATCATCAACGTCAATTATTTGAAACTTAACCTGAGTTTGCTCACGATTTAGCTCATCAACAATAGGCCTTACTTTTTTGCAAGGGTGGCACCAGTCAGCTGTAAAGTATAATATAGTTTTCATTTACCAGACTTTTTCCTAGCTTTTTGTAAAGCATCAAAGTCCTTTACCTTGGTATCACCTAAGTATCCCCAAGCATATCCATCGTTGATCATCATATCATTAAGAGATACTGTGTCTCCATTAACATATACCCAGCCTAG